CTGTTTTTCATTTGAAAAGACTGTAATACACTGAAACCAACTGTGCTTGTGTCACGGCGTGAAGTAACTGGAAAAATGCCTTCTGCAATTAGACCGTCGGCCCCCGGCGATACCACAGCCAAATCAGCTTTGACGCCAACTAAATTTGACGTTGTGTTAACCGAAAACACATTAATGTCTACATTAATGTTAGCTTGAAATATAGTACTCCCTGAAAAAGTTTTATTCCCTGCAATTGTCAGATTATTTAGTAAAATATCGTCAGTAGTGGCTTCAAAATATTGTTGCCACGTGTAATAGCCGTTAAACAAGTAATTAAACCAAGAAAAAGGGGCTGTATCAAAACTCACCCACCCATTTGTCTGATAAGTTACGTTAGGTACTATCTTGTTTGGCTGTCCGGTAGCCGGATCTGTTATTGATGCTGTTGCAAAAGTAAGATCATCTAATGGTTTTATTGCCATTGTGTTAACTCCTTAATAAATTTATGTTGAAAGCACGGCACTAAGATTGCCACCTGCTGCTGTGTTGTCTGGTAAGTTGCCTGGTACAGTCGGTATACCAAACCCTTGATTAATTGTGTCAAATTGAAAAGGGTTTGTAGTAATTTCTTTGAATATTACACCCACGCCAGCCGCAAACAGATCTAATAAGATTGTAAATTCTGATACTGTCAATGATATGTCTGCACTTACTGACAATGTGGCATTTCCTATGTTTTTTAGTATGACAGTTGTGGCACCGAAAAGGCCGGTTAGGGCCTGTATGATTGTTTCAAATTCACCACTTCCATTATTGATTACTATTTTTGTTTTTATTATCGTACGATAATCTGTGTCATTAAGTCCGTCACGTGTGATGCCTTGGATCTTTCCGAGTATATCAAGTTGTACACCTTCGGCGGTGTCAATCCAGAATTCGTCACGTATTTCAAACTGTGCAGTTTCAAGATCATCACATTGCTGACTAAATATTTTTAATATTTTTTGAACATTTTCTTTTGTGAAATATTCGCTTAATAGTAACTCCGTATTACTTGTGTAATCTGCTATTTGGCTTAATTCTTTTGTCATTTTTCACTCCTTATAGCACTTGTACAGTTATTCTTGTTATAGCAAATACGGCAATTTCACGCGCTGCAATTGTAATGTTTGTTTGCGTGAATGTAGGCGTGTCGCCTGGATTCGGTGTAACATCCAATTCAATTAATATGTCTTCAATCCCCGGTATAAGGGGATATATAGTATTGCCACTTACGCCGTAAACGGGTGTGGCTAACCGTTGGCGAATTACATCTTTTCCTACACCAATGTTGGCAGACAATAGCGACCATGCAACAATGTTACTTTTGATTAGTTCATCACCATTTGCGGGGTAGCTCTCTTCACTATATAGACTTCTGCTAATTCGTACATGTATATATTGATTGACGGGTCTTGAAAAATTAATTGTTTGAGGGACGCCCTGCGAATCATTAACTATTTCGGTTGTGTTCCCAAAACTTTGAATTCCTGCCGGTTGTGTTCGCAGAATTTCTTCGGCAATTGTAGTGTCACCACCTCCCACAACAATTGACTCAAAAGAATGAGCGTCACGCCCATCTATATCAACAATATCAGACCTGTTACTTATGACAGACACAGCCGTGACGCCTGTTACATTGTTGAATATGCTTTCAGCAATGGATTGATCAGTTGCCAATCCGTTCAAAATACTTACCCACCGGCGAATTCTTACCTCGCTGTCGGTTTCTACATTTCTACCGGTAAGTCCTGCACCAGCATTGTTGATGCTATCCCAATTTGTAACAGGCGTTACAATTTCTGTTAGTGAATTTGCAGCAAGCGTGCAGGCTCCTGCAGTATCGGCTGTGAAATTACCAGGATTGGAAATCCCATCTATATCCAAATTTGTAACATCAAAATCAAAAGGTGTAGTGTTTTCAATTTTCATTGAATTACCTGTTACTGTAACAGTACCGCCCCACGCGCCTGCATCGATAAGGGTTTTGATTTCTGTTAATACGGCTTCTTCGTCGTCGGTAATTAGTGCTACATATGCGTAAGGTGTAGCGTCAATAGTAACTGTGTAAGTTACTATTGTTGTAAGCGTACCCACACTAATGTAACCCTCTCTTGCAACCGTTTGATCAATAGTTACAGCACTATCTAATATATATTCAATTATCTGATTAGGATTTTTTGCACGTTTCCCGGCTGCAATAATCACGCCCTGATCACCTGTAAGCATTACATCAAGTACAGTTGTTTTTGTCGCTTCAAGTCTTTTAATGCCGTTTTCTACAATGATATTATCTAAGCTCGTACTGGTCGCCTCGTCCGGGTCTCTTGCAGTGTAAATTTCTTCTGCACCATCCCACAAATCAGCAAAATCTTTTGTCATAATACTAATTAATTGTCCAGCTGTTCCGGATGGTGCAAGATCCAAGTCATTACCAAATTCGGTTTTAAAATCCGTTTGCATTTCAGACAATAGTGTTGAGAGTGTTTTTTTGTGAAATCCTGTTGCGTCTATATATGTGCCCATTTGTTATACTCCCACTTGATTAACTATAATCTCACCTGTTGTAATTCTTACAGTGTAGTTAATCAATAATTTTCTATTTATGTTGTTGTAATTGCTGGTTAAGTCTATGATTTGATCAATACCTTCTATACTGGATAGTGCCAAAACAAACACACTATTGATATAGTTAATATCAGGATTTTTTATCCCTACTATGTTTTTTGTTGGGTTATCTCTGTCTTTGTTTTCTATTGATCGATACGGGATACCTTGCGAGACATCTAACCAATATTCACCAAGGAAAAAAAGAAATTCATTTTCAATTTTTTGACTTATGAATTCGGTGTTGCCCGCTGTTAATTTGAAATTATTATTTTCAATTACAAGATCTTTCGTAACAGGATCTTGATAGAAATTATAAGCCATTCTATATACTTCCTTTTATTCTATTGCTTAGATACGCAATCGGCGGCGTAAGTGGCGCGTTTGGTGGTCCTGTATTACCCCCCGCCGGACTTGCGTGTGTGTGTGCGTTGAATACAGTTAATAGTGCTGCTGTAATCCAGGTGTCAAAAGTAGTACCCAACACAAATGGCTCTGTACCATTGTTCATTGTAATATTACCAACTGTATCAACTTCTATTTTTCCGGTAGTGGTTTCAAGTGTGATACTTCCCGCTGTTGACATTGTAATTGTTGTATTATTATTTTTGATTTCAATATCGTTAGTATTGTCTTTTATTGTGATTGCTGCATTTTGAAATGTAAAAAAATAATCATTATCGTTTTCCGGTACCGGTTGGGGTATGTTTGAAAAACTCCATAATCCAGGAATAGCGATACAATCCGTAAGAGCAAAACGCGTTAAATCATCGCTATCGACTTCGGAATTTCCAGATAGATAATTACCAATTGGATTTTCTGCAAATAACAGTAACACACCATCACCCTTTTTTAATGGAAATAATTCATTGTGTGTTTTTGTTGAACCTGGAAACATTATAGGTACGCCGTCAATGGGTTGGATTTCTACATTTTCATTTTTGATAGTCTTCATTTTGACCAGTGGTTTGACTTTTGCTTTTCGCTCTTTATGGCCATAATATTCTTGAATTTCACCAGGCAAACATGTGTGTACATTAAGCAGACGACTAAACAAAAATTGGTCCATTACATCAACTATATTTTCAAGCACTACTCTACTCCTTCGCCGCTTACAGAAAAATCACCACCAAAATTATCACCTGCAAAAACTAATTTCTCAATTATAAACAATCCTGTTATTGTTTGACTTGTGATGTTAACAAGCCCAAGCGGTTGAAATCTTGGATTCATAAGAGATTTAAATTTTATTCTTTTCTTGCTGTCTTTCGTTGTATCCGTAACATCTTCAACGTTTCCAATAAGTCCTGAATCTTGAGTTAAGTTCACAACTCCAAATTTCGAATCCCTACCGGCCTTATTAAAAATAACCATTTGGGAACTATCAAAAAATAAGCCAATATCTGAATTATTCAATATTTGCTGTAGTTGTCGAAGCAATCCCCCCAACGCCCCAGAATAATTAAGCCCATTATTTAATTTTAAACCTGCTATATTTTCAAGTCCAAATACAGGTATATTCAAAAAAGTTTTTAAATCGCTTATTAATTGGCTTACAGGGCTACCTGGTATGTAACTGTATGCTAATGTCTGGTGTGTAAGAGGTTGTTTGTTGTTTCCCGCGTCTTTTGCGCTTATAGTTGTAATCCAATTAACTCCGTCTTTGACTGATATTGCTGTATCGATTGTACCAAAAAAAATAGAAGCTATGTTTTTTTCATCCTCATAACCCGCTTTAAAAATTATATTATTACCGGCCTTCAATATATTGTTTCGAGTCTCAGTTTTTGCATTATGAATAACAAACTCGGCTGTATTATCTGGCAATGTGATAGACCGCTCAATATCGAATTCTATATCAAGATTTGATATTTGAGTAAGAGTTGTATTGTTGTTAATAACTTCGAGTGTTACTACGCGCTTAAAGGCCATTCGCAGACCTCCATTCAAGTACTTCTTCCGGCGTGTAATAAAATAATTTGAATACGGATCCAAAATTATCATATGTCAAGTCGGGTCGGTTTTGCAGATCTTCGATTTGATTTATAAAAAAATCCCCGGATAATTCAGGCATAAGAGCATAATGTTGCCAAAGAATCGGAAATTCAAGAGTACATTTTACACTCGTTATTGTATAGTTTTCTGTTGATAATGTCATGAACCAATAACCGACACGCACATTGTACGTAAGTCGGATGGTGTAATTGACATTATTAAGGTCTATATTTTGCTGAAAGTCAGCACTC